AGTATAAGAAGAAAGCCGACGATATCGAGCTGATCCGTAAAGGGGTTACACCGAGCGAGGTGAAGGCAGCACCGGAGGAGAACGCTATCGTCAGCTATATCACGACCAAGACCAAAGACCGTGATAATGAGATTGTCGATCCCGAAGGTGCAATACTGGACGATTACCGGAAGAATCCGGTGGTCTTATGGGGACACAATTATTCAGCCCGTGAACTTCCGTTAGGCAAGAATCTGTGGATTAAGCAGGACGAAAAAGGTCTTATTGCCAAAACACAGTATTATCTCAAAGACAATTTTGCCAAGCGGGTTTATGAATACCGCAAGGACGGCTTTCCATTGGCTGAATCAATCGGCTTTATCCCTTTAGACTGGGAAGACTTTGACGAGAAGAAGGCAGCCGATAATGACGGGGCAAGGCGAAAGTATAATAAATGGCTGTTACTGGAATACTCTGATGTTGTAGTGCCGTCCAATCCTGATGCAGTGGCGATTGCCATGAAACAGGGGCTGGTGACAGAGGAACAGGCAAAAGAATTAATGGTTGAGTTACCGGAGGACCTTCCGGAAGAAAAAGAGATAGAAATTGAGGATGTTGCAGATGATGCAACAACTAATGAATCAACTGAAGTTAAATTAGAAGATAGTGAACCAGACAACGAATCAGTTACCGAGGAAAACTCGGAAGTTAAGATAGAAAAAGTTGAATCAAGTTCAGAAGAATGGTCAACAGCAGAAGAAGAAAAGGAAGTTACCAAGCCGGAAGTAACCGAAAATTATATCCGTATTCCTGTATCCGGTGAGGAAGGCAAACATGACGGACACAAGATAAGAACGATTGACATCTCGAAGGAAAAAGGAATCAAGGCCTTATATTGTGTTGACTGCAAAAAGAATATTACTTACTTATTCGATAAGGAAAAGTGGACGATGGACACGGCCAAAGAATGGATGGCAGGTCATAAGGATATTGAGGCGGAAGTGGAAAAGGAAGAATCAGAAACACAATCGGAAACACAACCAGATATTCAATCGGATACTCAATCGGAAGAAGAACCGAAGGCTTTTACCATTGACGAAGTCTATAACATCATTGATGAGAACAAGCGCCTGCGGACTGCCTATGAAATCCTGAAACAGCAGAATGAATTGCTGCATCTCAAATCCGGCGTCGTTCTCAATAAGCAGAATAAGAGTGATTTGAAACAGGCGCAGGAACTGATTCAGCGAGTCCTGGATTCAGCAGAGAAGGAAGAGCTAGAAGAAGAAAAGCAGCAATATAACTGCGAATGTATCGAGTGCGGTCATCAGATGGTATCAGACGATCATTGCAAGGATATCAAATGTCCAAAGTGCGGCGGCGAGATGCGAAGGGTGGAAAGACCTGGTCCTGGAACTCGAATGATCGAGCTTGAGGAAAAGGAAGTTGAACTGCCAGAATCATTACCGGAGAGAGCCAAGCCAAAAGCTGAACCGGACAAGATTGAATTTGATAAAAAGTTTGTTAATGATCTGATTCACGAAGTCAGCGAATTATTAAAATTGGATTCCGGCAATGACGATAAGCTGATCGGTGAATATAAAGAGAATACGAATATTGAAAGAAAGAAAGCGTTAGGGAAAGTTTTATAAATTCCCTATCTTAAAGGGTTATCAGGTAAAATGACTGTTTTAGCTGGAGATATGCCTCGTCATATCAGGTGGAAAAACGCTTTTACTGGGGATAGCTATTAACATCACATAAAGGAGTGATACATAATGGCTACAGTAAGTTATGAGCAACTGAAAGAAGACCTTTTGACTTCTGTCAAGGAATTGCAGCAAAAGCGTGACGAAGAACGTGATGCCAAGTTACGTAAAGAATTGGATGATATGGCAGAGCAGCAAAAGGCACAATTAGAAGAAATGAAGAAAGTCGAGAGCCGTAAGATTGCAGCCGGTGAAGCCGAAAAGGATAGAGACCTGAAATGGGGCTTCAAGAATCTGACCGACTTCACCCGTGCCGTATTCAGGGCAGGGGCAGGCAAGACTGACGAAAGGCTGTTTAATCTCGAACAGAAGGCGGCCGGCGACGGTCTTGAGGTTGGCGATTCTGATGAGGGCGGTTTTCTTGTACCGACTGAATTCCGCAGACAATTGATTGCCGATGCAATTGAGAAGTCCAACTTTATCAATCGCTGTACTGTAATCCCGATGGCTACCAACAGTATATCATTACCCTACATCAAGGACACTTCCCATGCAAGCAGCGTGTTTGGCGGGGTAGTCATGTACTGGACAGCAGAAGAAGGGTCTATCACCTCAAGCAAACCTTCACTCGGATTGATCACCCTGACATTGAAAAAGCTGGCTGGAATGTGCTATGCGACACCGGAATTATTAGAGGATTCACCAATCTCTGTTGAGCCCTTAATCCGGAACTGGTTTACTGATGCAATGGCGTGGACGATTGACGGCGTGATACTGGACGGCAACGGAAGCGGAAAGCCTCTTGGCATATTGAATGCTCCATGTCTGGTAAGTGTTAGCAAGGAAAGTGGACAGGATGCCGATACAATTGTTGCACCCAATATTTTCAAGGCGGAATCCCGAATTGCCCCAACCTCTGATGGCAAGGCAATCTATGTAGCAAACAAGGATGCCTTCCCGCAGCTCTGCCAGTTGAACGTTCCTGTTGGTACAGGCGGAGTTCCTTTGTGGATTCCAGGAAATACCATTGCCGGAAAACCATATAAAACTTTAATGGGCAGAGAGCTGGTATTTTCTGAACATTGTGAAACAGTCGGCGATCTGGGTGATATCTATCTGGCTGACTTCAGTCAATATTTAATCGGACAGAAGGTTGGCGGAGGTTTGAGATTTGATACCTCTATCCATCTGAAGTTCGATTACGACCAGAACGCTTACCGTATTGTCTTCCGTATTGACGGACAGCCGGCATGGGTCAGTGCCAGAACATCTAAAAACGGTTCTGATACTGTTTCTCCGTTTGTTGCTATTGCGGAAAGAGCTTAATTTAATTGAATATATAATTTAAGGGGTGAATAGAATGGGAATGTTAGCACAAGAAACAAAGATAGTAGTAGGGAAATATCCAGCCGATCAGACAACCGGTGGAACTTTGACCTCCTACTATGTCAATATGGGTAAATATGATCATATCACTGCAATTGTCAATTTTCAGACAACCGGAACTGTTACTGCTGCTCTGTACAAGGCTACCAGTGCAACCGGTGCAGGTGCTGCCATAGCAGGTGGATTTCACTACTGGTACAGCAAAGATACTACCGGCAGCGATACTCTAACCGATGGCGGAACAAGCACGGCTGCGGTAACTGTAGCAACAGGAAGTGCAGTTGAAGGATTGGTTGTCTTGGAAATGGATTCTGCGGATATGCAGTCTTCTGTTGCAGATTATGATTTTGCAGCAGTGAGGATAACAGGTACTACCGGAATTGTTTTTGGCACTGAATATATTCTGTCCAATGCCAGATATGCCGATGCTGTACCTCCGACTGCAAGAAGCTAATCCATAGAAAGGACATATCATGCAAGTTAAAGTCCGTTTTTTGGATGACTGGCGATACTGGCAACGGGGTGATGAGGACAATATCAGACCTGATTTAGCCAAGATGCTGAAAAAGGAAGGTATTGTTCAGGTCATGGAAGAAAAGACAGAACATCCGAAAAAGAATGATAAGAAATCAGTAAATAAGCCTCCCCATGACAAAATGTTGCGGGGAGGCAGTAAGCAAGTTCATAAGAAATAACAATATCCCTTTCAGCAGTCATCCGGCTGCTGCATTGAGATATGCGAAAGGGTGATTTAAATGGCATTACATGCTAAATGGTCAAGCGGTCATCTGATTTTTCACGATGGCTCGAACGATATCATGGAAATCAAGAACAGCACGGATGGTGTTGATTTTCCGCAAGGGATAACAACTACCGGCGGAATGACACTATCAGGCACGGTTGGAGCAGTAACCTTCAGCTCCGGTATTACCGTAACAAAGACAGCAACTTTCAGTTCTGGTGTTACTTTTAGCGGGCTGATAACCTATCCTGATCCTGCCACTGCAACCGGAAATATGACTACAACTGGTTCATTGGTTGCGACTGACAACCGTATTCAATTTGTCAATTCAACTACAGCCAGGAATTTATATCTTGCACAGGCAAGCGGATGTGCCGGAATTGAATTTAAAATCTTTACCGGTGCAGGCACTGGTGCAATTACGATTAAAGAAGCGGTAAGTTCTTCAACAATTGTAACTTTAGGTGCTTCCGAAGGGGCTATCGTGGTAAGTGACGGTGCAGACTGGCGTGGTCTTGTAGGTGCAAATACCTAATCAACAGCATAATCCCGACCCTCCTCCTCCCGACGGCTTTGCGGTGTGCCGTTGACCAAACACCGCCCGACATAAATAACATAATCAAGGAAGTGATGAAATGGCTACAGGAACAGTAACGATAACCGAACAGGTTCATACAAGCGTGAAAAAGGTAAAATTTGACTGGACTTCGACCACCGGTGGTGCTGCTGGTGATACGACAACAAACAGCTATTCAGGTGAAATCTATCGGGTTATTTTCGATCCCTCAACAGGTTCACAGCCAAGTGCAAGCTATGATGTGGCAGTCAATGACAGTGATGGCTATGATGTTTTGAATGGGCTTGGCACGGACTGTACAAATTCGGCGGCTGATGTATTCGGTGTTTCTACAGGCGGGGTGGTCAAAGCTCCTCTATCGGCAGTTTCCTCTAAACTGACCCTTGCCGTAACCAACGCAGGTGATACAAAAGCTGGTTCTGTTATTCTCTATATCCGATAAGGAGATGATTCTATGGCTTTAGATACTTATGCACTGACAACTTTTGCCAATGCCTATACCTATCTTGGATTGTCATCGACCAGCTCCGGTACAGTTGCTGAAATAGAAGGTCTTATCAACCGTGCATCGGATATGATAGAGAATTACTGCAATCGAAAGTTTGCGGCACGGCTCTATGCCAAAGAACGCCATAATGGATGTGAACAGCATATTGTCTATTTTGATAATCCGCCTGTTGTGGCAGTCTGTCTTGATGAGCTGGTTTGGACTGATTCGACAAAGACAGTCACCCGATCCGATGGCGGCTCATTCTATGATGACGGCTTTTCCACAGCAAATAATAAGGTACTGGTGCAGAACAGCGATGATAATTCCGGACTGCTGACAGTAACTGCCGTTGCTACTGGCGGAACGACAATCACCTTCTCTGATTCTATCACGACTGACAGCGAGGATAACGATGTTACGATATCAAACTGCCGTTCACTATGGATAGAAGATGACGAGGTTGATGAGGATAATTTTGATGTGCTGGATGACCATATCTATTATTTCGGTGATTTTCCGGAAGGACACCGCAATATCAAGATTACCTACTATGGCGGTTATACAACCATTCCTGATGATCTT